AACTTGTTAATTGCATCCTGTGGGCCAATAGCATCAGTATGTTCTGGTCTTCCGTATTGCTTTTGTGTGCGGAAGTGAAATACTGGGACTTCTCCCCATGGATTTGTTACAGTTTCCATTGGAATAAATGTTGGAGCTGTTCCTAGTGAATCTAGGTCTCCCATAACCTCATATTTTTCAATTCTATCTCTGTAATATAGGTTTAATTTAATTATTTTACGTCCATCTGCATCGTATGACTGCCATAGCTTTGCAGCATATGACTTCTTACGTGGGTTTTCTGGATCATAGATAACGGCTGTTGTAAGAGGGCTATTGTAATTAATCATTACCTGCCCATCCTCATCTGGCCAAACTATTGCATAGCAATCTCCGTAAACGAGTGCCTTTTTGTGAATTTCGTTAGCATCAATCTCAAAATCCTCTTGTTCAATCATTTGATTAAGCATTTGAGTGGCTTCTGGGGTTGTCGCTGTTACTGAAGCAAGCTCCAGTCTATTTAGAACGCTATCAACAACAGTACGAACAAAATTAAACTTAAAATCGACTTTATCGTGTTTAAAAATGCGGTGCCAACGACGACTAGCAAAGATTTCATCTTCGTTACCTTCGTAATATGCTTCAGCCTTCTTATAATCTTCCCGTCTCTCAATTATGAGGTCCAGGGCAGTTTTAATGTCTGACATTTTATCTCCTTATGTAATTTATTTGTCTTGCACCAACTTTTATTGCCTTGTTGTCTAAGAAGTAAAGCACTCCTGATACTACGGCATCAAGAACGTCGTCATGGCTAACCTTTGGGAAAGACCACATCTGTTCTTCTAACGCAGCAAAGTGGGCATTGTGTCGAACCTTACCTTGTTGATAAAAGTTTAATGCTTTGCCTGCTCGTATTTGTTTTGATATTTTTTGATGCTTTGATCTATATCTAATTGGGATGTTTTTGAATACATCCTTCCAAAGATCTCCACCCTGGTTGGTTTCAACGTAGAGAACCCCAGCATCATATATTTCTACCAAATTAGCTACTCTTTCAGCTAACTCAGAAGGAGATACCTTTAGTTGTACTGCCTCACGGACATAGATGACCTCTTGGCCCAACGTATCTGTACCTCTTGACAATACAGCTACTCCTGTATAGTCAGAAACTTTATTTTTTGTTACTGCAGGGTCAACGGAAATAATTGTGTTCCCATATTCTTCTGCTTCTTGGATAATTATATCTTGATCTGTCCAAAATGTCCCATCTGTGTTGATAGGACGATTCATGTAGTTCTTTGCAAAGTCTCTTAGGTGTCTTTGACTTAATAGCCAATCTAGAGGCCATTTCTCTGGCCATACAGATCTTTCAGACCCGTTGTCATTTGGCATGATAGCTGGATAGTAGTGAACTCTAACATTCTGCTCTTCAATCCATCCTAGGTCTTGGTCACGTTGGCCTTCTGAATATTTGCGGAATTGATCCATTACTGAGTTGGGCATGGTGGTGGTCCCAACGAAGATCATACGAGCATATATGTTCATAGGGGCTATATCGTCGAAGACGGTGTTTTTCTGTTGTCCTGCCTGATATTCTGAGTAATTCTTTTCACCCTTTTCGATATCATCAAGAATAATGAGGTCAGGGCGTTGGCCAAAGACCTTTTTACCAAGAGAGTTAGTGTCAATACCGTTAGCGTCGAATATAAAATCATTTGACTGAATAATACGCCAAGAGTTTGATGCAAGGGAACGCCCAGTTGAGCCGACAATTTTAGGTGTGCATAATTCTTTGTAATCTTGTCTAAGATAGTCATTTGTTTCCAATTCATTTTTAAATGTCATTAAGTGAGTCTCTGCCTGTGATGCAGCATCTGAAAATGCAGCAATAAATTTAACATGACCATGAGCGGCAGCCCACATAGGCAAAATAAGAAATATCCAAGTAGATTTACCACATTCTCTTGGAGCAATGAATGCATCTCTATGTTGCTTGGGGCGGGAAGGTGGATTTATCCATAGCTTGCCATATTCAGCTAGATCTGTATGAAATTCAGATAAAGTGAGTTCTCCAGCAGCATTTTTTAAATGATGTGGCAAATAGATTAAAGCAAAGAGCATAGGATCATATTTAGTTAGCTCTCTACGGCCTTCAGATAGGGCTAGGAGCTCTAATGGAACATCTTTAAAGTAATCTGATGCCTGCAATTATTTATCTTTCCTAGAGCCCTTAGAAGGCTTTTGAGGATATGTAGTTTCTCTACGTATCCCGTGTTTATTTTTATCTATTCTAACTTCAGGCTTTTTGTCTGACATATTCCTCCATTTAGTATCTCATTTTAATTTTATTCTAAATATTTATTTGATATAGCAAAAAAAAATTATATATATTTAATTTAGGACTGGGTACCCTATATGTATATCTATTTAATTTGATCAATATTGGCTAATTGATCTTTAACTATCTCATTTCTCATTTTAGCTTCATTCAATAGATCCATAATAGCCAAGTCAGATCCATCCTTAGATCTACTCTCATTAATAGCTGTACTCTTTCCTTCTACAAGGTTAATAGTCTGAATAGCTTTATGTATTGCATTCCCCAGCTTATTTATATCATCAGATGTTAAATTATCTTGGTATAACTGTTCTACTGATCTATCTATAATTGCTTGTGCAGCTATTACTTTCTCTTTATCTGTATAGAATACTCCTATGTTTCTAGCCATTTGAGCAAGAGTATTAATGGTAGGCATTTCTACTCCCCGCTTTTCATAGAAGGTTTTAGCTGTGTGATATGAGGCGGGATATCCCAAATGTCTCATTGCAGGAGAAATCCCCATCTCATTAGCTTGATTAATAAATTCTGTTATTTGTTCTTCTGTATATTTTGAATATCCCATAATATCTCCTTGTCTATATGTCGAATTGTCGACAAATTGACTTATCTATATATATCCCATATGGGGATATAACATTTTTATAACAATTTAGTATATATATTGACATTACGAACACACATTTGGTATCGTTACTATATAAATTACTAAACTATTCATTAAAATCCTAGTAAATCATCTATATCTGACTCAAGCTGATCATTTAGATCAAAAGCCATTGTCATATTTACTTCTTGATTATCATTAAAGAATATCAAGGTAAATCTTATCTTTCCATCCTTATACGTTACATCTCTAGCTATAGGTAGTAATGAGTATTGTTCTGGTTCCCGCCCGTTGTTGTATGACTCACTATATCCCATTGAGATTACCTCGTATAACTCTTTTAAACTAGTCATTGCAACAATGTAATTGTATCATCTTTAGTATCATTGTGCAATAAAAAACCCCTAGCTTGGACCGTACGAATTGGTATACCAGAGGCTAGGGGCGAGGTGATTAAATGCCTAACTACGTAATATTGAGCGATATTCTTAAGTTAGATTTTAAGTATAACAGAAAGCCCTTGAGTAGTCAAGTACCCAAGGGCCCTATTTCTATTTAGGAATTGACCAATGCCTGTAGGTCAATATTTATATCTTACCATATCTAAAAGCATTTCGCAATACTCTCTGGCAAGGCTTGCAATAGACATTTAATCCATCTATTGAAACAGTTCTTTTATTATATTGTGATCTTGGCTTTTCCATATTACATCTAGCACAAACCTTACTTTGTACTACTTTCTTGACTCCCTCTTGCTTCCGCTTCTCTTTATACTCCTGGGTATATTGAGATGTGCAGGATCTGCATCTTGCCTGTAAACCATGAACTCCTGCTTTATTCTTATTAAACTCAGCAAATGGCTTTTGTTCTTTGCAATAGCTACATCTTTTAACTGACATTATCTTCCATCCATCCTATTATTGACATTAGTCCTGTGCATTCTTCACACCTGCCCGCCAAAGCCGTTTCCTGGCCTTCTGGGACCATTTCTACGTTGTCGCAGGCCTGACAGCCATAAACGACCTTCATGGTCTCTGCTGGCCTCTGGCGGCCTTTATAGCCTCTGTAAGCTTGGCCAGCTCTAGATTAGCCAACCGCACTTCCTGCGTCAGGCGGTGCAATTGCTTTTCAATTATTTCAAGATCCCATTCTAATTGATTTGAATCAAGGTATCTATTAATCTTATTACTCCTAACTTTATAACAATTTGATAACTTTTTAAATTAGTACCCAAGTTACTACTTGACAACAGAATTTTTTCAAGGTATCGTTATATATACAATAGAGTTTATAAATACGTAGTATTGATTACTCTATATGTATAAGTTTCTAATATTTAATATATTAATATATTACAACCAATACTTTAAATAGTCAATAATGCTTAAGGTGTAGTCTATTCCCTTATTCTCTATAATTCCAACATTGGTATTACATTTAATACAAAGAACACCCCTGAGTTTTCCAGTAATATGATTATGATCAGATGACCAATCTTGAAAATCTGTATTATCTG